TGTTTATGCTTTACAGAGCAACAGGTAATTATGGTAGGTATGGATCATTTGGATTGCTTGAGTGGCAAACACAACCTAGAGCCACAGCGCCTAAATGGATGGGTGTGATGGACTATCTTGGTCGTTAGACTTTATATTCCACACCATTACCAAAACTAGAACCGACTTCGACATCCACACCTAGGGGAACTTTCAAATGGATGTTGAAATTGTCTTTCAGGTAATGATAATTCTCAAGCTCGTCACTAACAATTTCAACGACCTTTCTAGTTTCTCCCTTGGGAGCTATGAGTTCAATTGAGTCGTGAACAGTGGCTACAACCTTAGCCTTCATACCTTTGAGCTTTTCAATAACACCAAGCATACCACACAGTAGAATGTCACTAGCAGCGGATTGAATTGTAAAGTTTAGACCTTGTCGGAACGCCTCGCGGCGAACGCTCTTGAATGGTGAGCGGACATTAGGGAGGTGCCGATAACGACCGAAGATAGTTTTAGCGTAACCAAACTGTTTAATGTATTCGTCGATAGTGTTCATATAGCGACCCACACCTGGGAAAGCCGCAAGCCAACTATTGATGATCTCCTCAGCGCGATCTTCGGGAATGTTACGCTTTGAAGCGAGAGTATATGCAGTTCCCCCATACACTGTTAAGAAGCTCACTTCCTTTGCGATTTGCCGTTCAAGTTTGCTCACATCCTTGGGGTCTTTGTTGAACGTCAATCCCGCAGAATAGCTGTGTAGGTCAACGCCAGATTTAAAAGCGTGAATCATATTCTCCTCATTAGCAACATGGGCAAGAACTCGTAGCTCCATCGCCTTCATGTCGATTGTGATGAAGTCATGACCTTCTGGGGCCACCACGTAATCACGAATGTTTACATCAAGCGATTCGCGAGGCAGGGTGTGGAAGGACACACCAATCTTATCAGTCTTCTTCCTACCGACGTTGGCACCTGAGTTTGAGATGCGTCCCGTAACGGTGCCATCGATGTTATACTTCACATACATTCGACTGTTACCAGTATTCTGTAGTGCAGTGCGAGCACCTTCAATATACACAGAGTGCAGCTTAGTTAGCTTCTTGTACTCTGAAAAGCGATCAAAGAACTTCTTAGCAGCCTTCAACTGGTCATTGGACATGTTGTTCAGAACTGCCTTGGCGATGCTTACTTCCTCGTTATTCAACCTTCAAACCTCTTGCTATAAACTCTTCTTCGACCATGGCCTTCACTTTGGTTAGCGTTTCTTCATTGGTAGAAGGAGCACCCTTCTTAGTGAACTCGAAAGGATACAGTCCGAGACCAAAGTCATCAACCTGTATCCACTCGCCTTCATCATTCTTCTCAAATGAGTAGATAATCTTTACAAGTTGATTAGTGGAGTTGAGATTAGCATCCTCATCCAGCCCAGCAGCTTCGCGCAAGGCTATGTCTGCCAACTTAAGTTTATCTTGGAGTTGTCGATCTAATTCATTGAGCTTATCCTCATCGATTAGTAGACCCTCAAACTCCATATCACGAAAGGCAACAGTTAGAGGAGCAATAAGTTTCTCATAGAGATGCTCCAATTTCTTTTGACGAACCTCCTCTAGTAGCTTCACATAAACCTTCGCAGTGGCATAGGTGTCTTTTGCATTACCCTCAACACACTGAATGAGGGATATGTTTTTCCAATCAAACTTTTTACCTTCAACTGTGAGCATTAAAACTTCTCTTCGGGAAAGTAGTAATATACGAGATCAGCCAGAGATTTAGGGACATCTTCTTTGTAGAGGTGTTGCAGAAGCTTGGTATCGTAGACATTATACACTTCTTCAACGCCATACCGCTTCAAGAACTTAAGATCAAAACCTGCATTCTGCAAGATCTTTCTATTGTTTTTGTTGGCCATGGACTGACATATGAATCTCATGAACTCTCCCTTAACTTTGTAGCCTAGCTTTGCTTCTTTGTGATCAATAGGCAGAACCAAAGTTCTTCCAAGATCTCCTGTATCTCTATTAACCAGAGTCATGGAGACGGTGTGTATGGTATCCTCTAAGAAATTTAGACCCGTGGTCTCAATATCGATCGCCAGATCCATATCAGTATCGACAAACTCACTTCTGACCTCGTTCAAATCGCCGATGCTCATCGCAAGTGTATGATCCACTTGAGCGTCTGAGGCCTTCCCTAAAAGCTCATTATTTAATGCGTTCTCTAGGTCGGTCCTAAAGAGATAGGCGTTCTTAGGCTCTGCTACGACCTGGAAAGGGTGAATAATAGGTACTACCTGGAACGAAGTTCCAGACTCAGTGATCAATGTATCAACTTTGCCACGTATCTTGCTTTCTTCCCTAGCCTTACCGTACAAAAGAGTTGTTGCGACTTTGCCACAAGCGAAAACTAGTCTTGGATTGTAGTGATCAATAGTGTCGTGTAAATGGGTCTTACATGATTTTTTGATACCAGTGCTAAGATTCTCGGAAGTAATGTTAGGGCATTTCACAGCGGTTGTATAACCAACTTCCCAACCCTGCGAGAAACGTGCAAGCTCACGTTGAATGACGTTATATTCCTGAGGTCTGAAGGCGGTGAACTCACCCTCAAACATCTTGGCAGAGTCTGATATAAATAGGATGTCTACCGGAGTATCCTTATACTCGTAATCTAAGATTGTATGAGTCGGCAGACTCATCTTCAATGCCGGACATCCTGAGCACTTGCTGTTTACACCTTGAAAGCTTAGTTGTGGCATGTGACTATCATAGAGGGTGAGCTACTACATAGACAACAAGAAATTTGAGACATTAATTCAAGATTTCAAATCTGGCAATAAGGAGCATGAGGATGAACTATTTGAAATGTTCGACACTTTAATTAGTAGACTTATGATTTCTTTCAAATTTAATGTAGACTATGAAGAAGCAAAACAGGAGTGCTTCCTACTAATACTCAAAGTTCTAAAAAACTTCAATAGGGAATCTGGTCAGGCATTCAATTATTTTACAACTGTAATACTGAACAACCTAAGATTGTTATACTCTAAAAATAAAAAGTATAACGAAAAGCTTGAATCCTACCGCAACTATAAGTGTGGGTTGCCGAAAAATCCAAGCTCTATTTAGATTCCAAGCTCTGCCCCAACCGAGCCATTATAAGAAACAACTCTAGGGAAAGACTTGTGAATGACTACCAGCATTGGTAGTTGATCATACCTGGAAAGGCATGCTGTTGAAATCGTCTCTCTGTGAGACTTTATTGCAGTCTTAATTACATCAAGCACATTAGGCACATTAAAGATATCAATAACATTGAGATCAGTAGTGCCGTCTATGGGGATCTTGTCATTAAAGTAGTTACATACCTTATCCCAACTATTAACAATAAGATAGTAAGAGTTTTTCTTACTATCAATACCTGAAGTTACAACTGACTCTAAATGTTTAGAGTTGTAGATTTTTGTATACTTAAAATTATTCTTCGGTTTGCTCATCTTGTTGGTTACCATCTTCACTGACAAGATCTTTACCCTCTGAGGTCATAGGCTCACTATCCTTTGGGCTATCATCTACTGATTCTTCCCTGGAAGCCTTATGGGAATCAATTAATTCTTTAATTTGATCAGTCATGGCATTGCAACCAGCATAAAATATTTGCTTATAGAAAATTTCTTCTTCAAGCTCAGGTGGCTTTAGTTTGCAAAAGTTCTTAAATCCTTCGGCTTCTTCTTTAGAAAACTTAATCTGAATTTTCATTCTTCCTCTACTACGTTCTATTAATTTAAATTTCGTACCCTCTAACGATAGTGATACTTTGTCCATGAAGCTATTATAGCCTAAAGGATAAAATATGAAAGATGATTTTGATGTGTCACCGTTAAGAAAGAAAAAGAAAGTGAACTCAAGAGCTAAGGGCAATAGATTTGAAAACAAAATTGCCAAGACTCTAAATGATAGGTTCAACACTAAGGAGTTTTGTAGAACACCTGGGTCAGGTGCGTTTGCTACAACTCACACATTACCTGAATATTTAAAGGTACATGGAGATTTAATTACCCCAGAAAAGTTTAAGTTCATTATTGAATGTAAGAAAGGTTATAATAATGAACAAATAAGTGATTTATTAAATCCTAAATCAACAATTTCAAAAATGATAGCTCAAGCTCATAGAGACTCAAAGAAATCTTCCAGAAAGTTTTTACTTTTTATTGGTCAAAATCGAAAGGAGCCTGTGGCTATAACAAACGACCTTAGCATATCTGTCAATGGCTCTAGTTTTCAAGGAGTGTCTGGGGACATCAAGGTAGCGATGTTTAGATTATGTGATTTATTAGAAATAGACACCACTAACTTTTTTCTCAATGACAGCTAGGGCTTCGTGAAGTTTGCTCAAGGACTTGAGAATGGCAGTAGAGGCATTTAAGGATTTACTCTCTCTAGTATCATACATATCATTAGTTGCCTCACCAACTGTTAGAGTTGTTTCATTGTTAATAAAAGATCTAGGACCTGTTTTATTTCTAGTGGCTTTAGCGGTAGTATTTATAGTTACGTCAGCATCTCCACTTGAAAACTTTACTATGCCCTTAGAAAATTGTGAGTTCTCGAAGTCCACGCCCCAACCTTTTCTACCTCTAGCGATATCCCTAAGAACTTCATTCCTAGATAAAACGTGGGTTCTTGCCTCCGCCCAACCAAAAGCTGTCTCATTAAGCTTAGAATCGTCTGAACCACCAGCATGGTATGTTTTTGATAGTAAAGATCTTAACGCTGCCTGTTTAGTATCTGCATTCTTGAGATCTTTTTCTAACTGTCTATGGGTTACTAAAGTTGCAACTTCCTTTTTGAGCCTACCAAACAAAGCCTCCGCTGTGTAATTTTTGTACTGAGGCTCCTTTCTTAAGCGATTAACAATTTTATTTATCTCTTTCTTGTCTCCAGTTGTCAACTCATCGTATGTTGAATTTTTTATCAAATAATCATTTATTTGATCAGCCAAGAGATCTCCAGAGTTAACTTTTATACCCTTACCTGTACTCAGGAGAACATCCGAAGTTAATGGTATGTCGTTAAGAGTATCATGTACCTCAGAAAGTTTTTTATGATATTCTCTCATCTCATCCCAGGCTTCTTTTTTCTTTGCATCAGGTACACCCATGTCATCAAGCATAGTTTTTATTAATTGAGCGTGAGGTCCTTCATCAAATTCCTCATCCATCATTTCTAAGTAAGTATTTTCACTACCCTTACCCCAGGTAACCCTTTTTAAGGATTTGTAAGCCTTCATACTTGTAATGGCTACCGCCACTTCACTATTCTTGTTTGGTGTTAATCCTAATGCTATGGCTACCTTAGCATCTCTCTCTGTCATGGCACCACTATCAATCAACTGCTGAAGAGTCATCATCGAATAGTTATTAGGATTAAGTCCTGATTTCTCTAAAGCTTTTCTGGCTTCATCAGCAGTTTTGTAATACTCTCTAATATCTTGCCTCTTACCGAATTTTGTTTCCTGCCCTGCCTCCGTAATATATGTTGGATTCCTGTCCTTAAGAATGGTAAATGAAAACTCAAGCATTTTTTTGTATAGAGAAATACCATCATCATCTGTGTCAGTTAAGAGATCTTTTAAATCGTTAACTAATGCAGAATCTTCCGGCGACAATCCCGCTGTTTGTTGAACAATGAAAGCTGTTCTGGCAGCGGCGCTTAATCCTTTCATCTTCTTTTGAAGCTTATCAGCCACATAAGCAAGTTCAGAAATCACTTCTGAGGGAATTTTCTTACCCTCAGCTTTTAATCTTGATGCTTGGAAAGTTATACTAGCAAGCTTTTGAAACATTTCAAATCCAGTGCCTAAAGTATTATTATCCGAGTTGCCCCCTGTTTCCTGGCTCAATATTGATATTTCAGGTATACCTTCCTCAAATCCACATCCTTTAAATGCTTCCTCAATAACATTCTTTAATGTGCCTTTGTCATCAGTGAATACTAGAGCTTCGTTAATAGATGCGTCGGCATGAGGAGAAAAAACCAACTCACCCCTACTTGTCTTTGCAATATTTTTAGTAAAAGATTGTTCACCTTCAGGACAGCTAGATGTGGCTAAGGATTTCATCATATTCTCTAGCGTCTCAGAAATTCCAACTATCTGACCGTCAATTAATTCTCCGTCTTCAAACACAAAGCCATTAAATTCTTGATTAAAAACTAAAAACTTATTACTCTCTGCTATTCTTTTTTCTAAGGATTCAATTCGTTTTCCAAAAAAAGAAGATTTAATCAATTTAAACTTCTCTGGAGAACCTAATCCAATGTTTGTCATAGCACTTTTAAGGAATCTAGCCATTCTTTGAAATGCACCTGCTGCATCTTGTCTAGCCTCCTCAGTTTGAAAATTGCCTTCGGATACAGCTTCTCCAGGTATTGCACCCTCACCGACAGTTTCCTTGTATTCTCGATCTAAACGCTCATCTTCAGTTTCTTCTTTTTCTTCTTTTTCACGCTCTGGTTCTGGACCTAACAAGAATGTAATCGCTCTTTTGAATTGCTGAGGATCACTAGGACTTATTTGAGCCCCAGGTTGCCACTTAACTAACCCTCTGTTATGAACCGATAGATTGCCCGTTTCAGGCGTGTACTTTAGATTTATATTTTGGGGTTGACCACGAACAAAGCCCGGTATCGTAAGAGCATTACTTGTCTTACCTATGCCAGAGTTTCTAATTTTTTCAGATGCAGCCGCAATTCTACTAGGATCAGGAGGATCGTTTTTGCCTTCAAGTAGACTTAAAGGTCGATCGTGAACCTTGCTAAAGCTCTGTAAAAGTTCTTTGAAAAAATCCATAACTTATAATAGACAAATAGCCCTCTCTCTTATTTAGAGAGAAGGCTATTCAAAATTGCGATAGAGGTTAGAGGATCTTGTCGTAATCCAAGAAGTCGTAGCGGAAAGTTACCGATACTGTAGAAAAATCATTTGATGCATAATTTTTCTCTGAATACTGAACACCTGTTGGGTATACGCCATACATCTCTATAAATGCATGGGGTTCATTAGTATTATCAAGTTCAAGAATAGTCATCTTAGAAGCCTTGAAAGACCTGTTACCCACACCGCCTGGAGCAGCAAACTTTGTAAGGTCACCCGTAATAGGATCGTAGATGGTTTTAAACCAGTTCCATAATGCAGGCGTGGTCTTAGTTAGTAGTTGATTGTCAAAAGTAACTGTTACAGCTTCATAGGTGTTTTTACCTGGATAGTAAAGCTTGTCATTTAGACGATCAACAACAATGTCGTCAACGGTTCCCCCTACAGGGCTGACTTGTTTAGCAGCAGCAGTAAGAACTTGTTGAGTTTGAGAGAACTCTAAGGGAACTCCGAAAAACTTAACTTCAAACTGGTAAGACCTGACAGCATCTAGATTTGTAGAAAGCTTGGGGAGACTTTCCCCAGGTCTAAAGTTTGTTCTATAAGCGGTTTTTAAATAACTTTCTGCCATGATTATATTTAGTTAACAGTTGCCGATTGACTAGTAAGGTTGACTTCAAAGACAATCGATTCAGCAGCCTTGGTAGGCTTGATAGTTATGGAGACCCAAAGCTCATTCCTATCAACTCTTGCGGGAGTATTCGTAGTGGAGTCACACTTGACAGCAGCCTCAATAAGGGCTCTCCTAGCCACCAAATCATCCAGGAAAGGATTAATAGCATCCTCAACAAGTTCCCATGTAAACTGATCATTGGGTTCAAACTGGAAGGGCTTTCCAAGTTCTTGCAGGACCTTTCTAAGGAATATCATCAATCTTCTGACATTAACCCTGTCTAAGGCTGTCGGTGCTCGTTGAGTGGTTCTTTGCCCGAATATAGTAATACCAGTTGTTGGATCGTTTAATATTGGGTTTATAGAACTGTCATACAGGGCATCTCTATCACCTTGATTCAAGTTTAATTCAATGTTAGTGGGTTTGGTTAAGCGACCTCTGTTAAATCCAGCAGGGGCGAACCAAGGGTCGCTAACGGCGTCTGTAAATGCACATTGCCTAGCAGCAAAGATTGTCGGATCATAGAACTGCTCTGCGCCAGCAAAAGTATTAAAGACCTGAACGTGAGGCCAGTAAACCGCTGCGTAAGACGAATTGATGGCAGAGTCTCTAGAGTCCTGTGAAGATCCATTAATCCAGTCAATGGCATCTTGCACCTCTTGAAGACCCTGAGGTGGGGCAACTAAGGCCAGGAAATTCTTAGAGGTCTCAGCTAAAGTTATGAAAGCGTTTTGAACATCTTGATCATCCACACCGGGGATAATACCTATCGAGATATTAAGCCCATCATCATCTAGGGCGTAAATTCCTGTTTTCTTAGAGGCAGAACCTATTAAGTCCTTGGCGTCCGTAGCTCCACTCCTACCATCGGCTAAAGCGTAAGTGCCCTCTACAATCTTAAGGAATCTTGGAGTTGCATCTACCTTACCTGTGTCCACCCCAACGAAATCAGCAGAAGTGGCTCTGTCGCCAAACTGATTAGGAGCGTCATACTGGTCGTTGCCCTCGCAAACATCAGCATAGATGTATTCGGATTGATTGTTTTTAATGTCAGCATTTAAGACAAACTCTAAGTAATTTAGGGATGAAGGGCTTAACTCCACAGCATTAAAAGATTCTACTTGGCCTCCATCATTGTTTACTACAACCTGATCCCTAGTAGATTTATTGTTTATTTCAACAGAAACTCCGTTAGTTGTTCCATCCCTCTTTCCTACTAAATTATAACCTGCTCCTGGGTAGACCGAGTAGAACTTAGCATTCACATTACTGGCCGTAAACCCTTGAACTGTGAGGGTGCTGGCTCCACCCGTACTACTCACATCACCGTCTATGTCAATAGCTTTAAAAGTAAACCCTTCGCCGGAGATAGTCATAGATGCTCCAGAACCTGCGAACTTGGATGCAAGCATCACATCTGCGCCATCCTCATGGAAAAACACATTCTGTGAATTTACCAGATCTGGATTAAAAGCATTTCTTAAAATTTGAGAAGAAGTTGTAAAATCAGTGCTCGATGCTATGTCAACAGTCGCTGTTACTGTGGTGGCACCAGCGTTATCAGTGATAGAGAAGAATATAGAAGAAGCAGCAGCCGGGTTGTAGCTTTCAACACTAACCGCTGGGCATGTTCCAAGAGGAGCAGCGGCGGAAGCATATGCGCTAGCGTCAGATGCGTTTATCCCACGAACAAAAACTAACTGATTAGTGGCTTCTAAAACTTCCAGAGCACCCTCTACAGCTTGCCCTTGCACGGTTGTGCTAGGCTTTCCAAAGATTCTTAATAAGTTTTCTTGACTAGTTATTAGAGTGGGCTCATTAACCGGACCCTTATCAGAGAATCCAACGATACCTATAACGCTCGAATTGATGTTCGGAGTGTAGATAGAAACATCATTCTCTAGAACTACAACTGACGGACTAGTGGGAATTGCCATGGTTATTTAATTTTATTTTTTAATTTTCTTGTCAAAGTTCTAACAACTGGTTTAGGTTGATCAGGAACATACTTAATTCTTAGCATTCTTTTAGTAGCTAAGTTATCGCATATCTTACTTTGCCAGCTATCAGGAACTTCAACTGTTTTCCGAGGCGATAAGAAAACAGTTTTAAGACCCTTAGACGTTCTAAAGTGAAGGTTAAGTCCTTGCATACTTGTGTTTTGAATGAGTTTCATATAAAAGGTCCTACTATATTTACTACTTAGAGATTATAAAACTATTTAATTTACTGGCCTTGAAGGGAAAGATTTGTGATGGTAAGTGTATTACCTGTTGCAATATCAGTATCAGTGCCTATATCCCACCAAGCATAAATTTCTTTACCGCTAGTAAAATCAAAAGCTGAGTTCTCTGCCCCTGCCTCAACCAACGCTACGTACCTAGCATTAGAAAAGGCTCCAGAAAATTGGAAAGAATTGTTGGCTGTTTGTAAAACTGCTCTTGCTGCGCTGGCGCTTAGTTGCGAAGCACTTGAGACATCAAAGTTAGCCTGATCTGCTGTACCGTCCCTTAAGACGACAAGGCCTGAGGTTCCTCCAAGATTGCCATCGGGTAAAGAGGAGACCACAGCGCCACTTAAGCCGCTCTGAGCGGTAGAGCTAGTGTCAGCATTCAGTCCGCTAGTAGCGGTATTATCTAATAGAACAACTCTAAAAGTAGCATCCACTGCACCTGAGCAGAAGAACTCTTCAAACATTCTTTGTTTACCTAAATTTGTCCAAACCATTATATCAAACTCCAGTAATATTTAGTCTTAACTGCACTTAAAACTAATCTTAAAAGATTAGGCATCAAAGTCAGAAGAGGTTGACATGCCGGAAGGCAAACCTAAATTAATACCAACATCCTGTGTCGATGTTCTTGATAAAGTTAGATTTATTCTTCCTGCTACCATCCCTCTGTCTAAACCTACATCGTTACCGGGTATCTCACCATCTTTCCCAGGATTAATAGTAGCAATATATTGATTGGTTAGAAGTGTGACTATTGGTGATATGGAAATATTAGTGTCAACAGCAGGAGCAGAAGATTTTTTAGGTGGTGGTGTACTAGCCAACTCACTAGGATCTTTAAAGACTCTAGTTAAGTTCTCAGTAAGCTTTCGATTATTGCTTTCTAAAATTGTAACGTTAATTGTTAAAGGCATTAACTGTCAAACTCCTTTACTTCACCTGTATTACTAAATGAGAATTTAGGACTGGGTATGTAGGTCTCCAAAGATACATTTATTTTCTTTTGAATGACTCTATCCTGAGCATCTGCTGCTGTGACACTGCCTAGATCAACTTCGCTTACTATAAATGCCTTGTTATGCACAGAGAACTTTGTTGGTATATTTAAATCGGGGCTAAATAAAGAGAAGATACCAGATCGAATCATATCCATATCAGCCTTAAACTTACACCATACATTGATATCATACCTTATGTTAATTGGTCGCGGGGGTAAACTTAAAATCCTGGTTGCTCTAAGTTTATCTTTATCATATTGAGTTTCGCTAACTATATTTTGATATCTCATTCGAGATTGATCAGTATCCGTACCTGATTCCACAATAGTTATCATAGGTAGTATTAAAGTATTATCTGCTTTTAACCGACTGGCAAATCTCTCAGGATTTCCGTGAGAGCAGTTAACCTTAATTCTATTTTGATTCCCATCTAAGTAGTATATGTTTCCAAATATATGAAGCATACTCCTTAAGCTTTCTTTATAAACATTATCTATAACAGGTAAGAGTTTATTAGTAGTAAGCTCAACGATCCTATTCCTTACGTCTAAAGAATGCTTAGAACTCATTAGAATCTACCCCCCACTTGATCTGGCTTACTAAAGAAGCTCTCATTATGAATATCTTGAGTATCACGAAGAAGTTTGGCATGAACAAGTAAGTGATAAACTCCATACGCTTCAAAACTGTCCTCCTGAACTTCAAAAACTTGAAACTTCATTTCTTGAAATTCGGGCTGAAGAATATCACCAGCTTGAACAGACCGCCCAAGTAAATTTTCAGTGTAAGATTTGTTAAATACAAAAACTTGATCAACACGCATCTCAACACCGAACTCGGACAAATTCTCCTCAATGGGTCTAGGATCATAGTGAGCCCACAAAGTTACAGGCTCAGGTGTTATTGTTTTCTGCCTAGACTCCTGATAAACATCATCAATATCATCTGACATTACATACTCAAAAACTTTAACCCTGGACCCCGAAAGCTTGATGTTCTCATAGTCTACCATGTTAAATAAATTCTTATCGTTCTTCTTTTTGAACAACGAAAGCCTTGTGTCCCTTTCCTCTGGGAAATTAGTAGGGGGAGTGTTTACTTTAAATCTAGACATTAGAAAATATCAAATAATGCAGGTGGCTCTATTTCAGTCTTCAACTCTTCGATAAGCATATCTTTTTCAGCCTGAGCTTGTGAAATAAGTTCATTACCATTAAGCCTAGTGCCCCCTCCAGGGCCAGGAAGAGTGGCATACTTACCTCGAATACCTCCTAGGATTTCTTTTGACAGAGCTAAAGAATATCTTTGTATCCAACTTTTATACGCATGATGGATAGTAGTAGGGTCAAAAGCTCTAAACTCTAAAAGGACAGCCTCATCATTAGCCTCAGGTACAGGGAATATATGCAGAAACTTATTGTTTATTAATTGCCATGTAGACATCTGCCCTAATACGTTCTTCACTTGCTTCAAATATTGCTGCATAAGCAAATACTGACTAACATTATAATTGTTAAACAACCCAGTGTTAGTAAAGAACATGATAGCAAAATCAAACTCAAGGGAGCCAGGGTTTGCGCCAAACTTAAAAAAGTCTCTTCGATACCAAACATCATTGAGGTTGTCTGCTATCTCCTGGGGAAGCTCATAAACATTTACACCTGCACTTGTATCAAATGTGGCGTACTGAGTCATCCAGTCAGGTGCGTGATACTCAAGCTTGGATATAGATTCATCAATACAAATTTGTATTTGAAAATCATCAAGCTCAACATCTATTACAGGATGCCCTAACTTAGCTAATACGTAATCTTTAATAGTTCGATTAAACGTTTTAAACTCGTTTACATCTTTGAAATCTTTATTATTTAGGTCTCTATCCTTAGGGCTTTTATAGTCTTTTAATCTATTGCCACCGTAAGTACCATAGGAAGATCCATAGGATGTAACTTTTGGTATTCCAACTTTGTCTCCATACTCAGGCATAACACTATTATTTACCCTAGAAATGAAAAAAGGACTCAGTTTAAAACTGAGCCCTTTCTTCCGTTGTTAACTAGATGCTATTAGCCTATAGGACCTTTAGTATCGTAGCGGCCCGGTGCCACAAACGACTGGTTGTTTGCCGTAGTCTGTCTGAAGATTTCAGGCGTCAGGTAGTCGCCACCCGTGCCGATCAATCGAATCACGCGGTAGAAGCGCGATGCAGGTTGAACCGCAACCTTGCCGTATCGAGTCAGGATACCCTTTCTCGGTTGGAAGGTCTCGGGATCAACAACCGTATCCAGCGGCTGGACCGGGATGTACGGGCAGTAGAAGAAGCCAGCGTCCATCGCGTTGTTGCCCTTGTAGCCAACGATGATCTCGTCTTCAGGGAACATCGGGTCAACAACCAGATCATACTTGCCAGCGAACTTACCGACGTATTGGATTTGGTTACCAACAGTCTGAGTGGTCGGACCCTCAGTAGCCGGGAGACCGCCTTCAAGCTTCGCAGCCGACTCAAGCATCGACGCGATGACCGGAGAGGTGATCAGGACGTTACCAGCACCACGCAGGGTCGTACGGTAGATGTCCGTGCTCGCAAAGTTAATCAGAGCCAGGACATTCGAGTAGATGTGACCCAGAGTTTGCGGCGCGAAAGCTGTGTTTTGGGCTGCAAAGTGGTTCAGATCCATAACGTAGATGTTAGAGTATCTACGGTTGATACCATTGCCAGCGACATTGTTATTCTCGTTTACAGGGTCCTCTTCATCTTGGAGAGCAGGGTTGAAATCATACTCGAAAGCTCCAGCGACGAACGTGCTGCCATCCTGACCAACGCCAGTTTTTTCGGAAAAGTTGTCAGCACCACCCTGGTAGAGCGATTGCAGATTAAATCCACCGAAACCGCCACCAAGAGCAGCAGGGCCGTAAGCAATCATGCGGATATCTTCGATCAGTTCACGGTCAATTTCCAAGTTCATCTCCTTCGACAAGAGATCCGTGAGTTCAGCTTCCATATCCAGGTTGTGATACGCCTTAAGGTCTTGAGCAGCTTCCAGGGTCCAAAGGGCTCTCATCTTACGCTCACGCGCTTGAACCGTTTGCTTCTGAATGTGCATGTTAACCTCAGCGATATTCGAGCCCGAAAGACGCTCACCAGCCGAGACCGAGTAACCCAGGATCGTGGACGAAGTCGGGAACGCTGCCAGCTTGCCACCGAAGGTGGTCGAAGGCGAACCGTTGTTAGCATTGAGGACGTTAGAGAGGTCAAAGCCACTCGCCTCCACTTCAGCGTGTGTCAGAGCACTTGTGCCACTTACTGTGTCGAATTTATCTGTCCCTTGATCCGCAGAGGTCGAGCCAATCTTGCCCGCGACTAAGTTGCGAGGCGTGATGTTGAACTTCGAGTACATCACTTGCTCTTTGTCGCCGATAGCACGCGAGTTGCCCATGTAGAAGATTTGCGACACAGGGCCGTCCATCGCTTGCGTGGCACCAATCTTGTTGAACATGAGTTCCGGGTAGGTGCGACGAATCAGTGGGAAAGCAAACTTTTGGAACGTGCCGATCTTACCAGTGGTAGTAGCAGCGTCGCTAACTTCTTCGTTCAGACTTTGCTTCGTAAATTCTTTGGCTTGGTTTTCAAAGAGACGA